GACATTGGCGCAGCAGGGGCTACTAGACCCCGTACTGTCTATGCTGCCACGAGCTTCATAGGTCCAGGGGCAGTACCCACTGGAGGTACTGCTGGTCAGGTACTCAGCAAGGTTGATGCGACAAACTATAATCTTGTTTGGGTAACACCTGCTAGCGGTGGTGGTGGAATCACACTACCGTTGGGGCAGCACCTTACCTTCAGTCCCGACAATACCTACGACATTGGTGCCAGCGGGGCGAGTCGCCCCCGCTACGTGATCGTCGGATCGGAAACCGTCAGTCCCCGGATCCAGCTTGCGAGCAGTCAGCCGGCGACCAACCCAGAGGTGTACTTCACCGGCTCCAGCAACACAGGCATCTACAGTCCGGCCGCCAATCAGGTCGGCATCAGCAGCGCCGGAACGTCAAAGCTGCTGGTGACCTCGACCCTGATGACGGTCAGCAACGACATGACTGTCACCGGGGTGACCACGCTGAATGGGCGGACAGATATTGGCAGCCCTGTGAACGGCCAGATCTACAGTGTCGCAGGCAGCGTTCCTGGTATCGCTGTCGCCAGCACATCGGCCAGTGGTGGAGCACAGCTTGCGGCAACGGCTACTGCTCAGGTCACCTCCAATGCACTGTGGAACGGGTCTTCCTGGACGCGTATCACAACAGGGGCTGCGAGCACGCTCCAGATGTTGCCTGGGGCACTGTCGTTCTACACAGCGCCGAGTGCAGCAGCAGCGGTGCCTCCTGCTTTTGCTACCGTCATGAGTGTTGACGTGAGTGGCAACCTGTCTGTTAGTGGTAACCTGATTTCGAATGGTGGCAACCTTTCGGTCACTGGTAACATAACATCCACTGGTGGCAACCTGTCGATTGCGGGTGGTGGAAACTTTAGTGCATATACAACATTCTTTACCCCGAGCAGCGCGGGTGTTGCCGACCCTGGATCGAGTCTAGGGGCTATCCAAATCCAACCTAACAGCGGTGGCGGCGCGTCGATGATCTGCTTTCACCGTCCTGGTTCCTATGCTACGTACTTCGGTCTGGATACCGACAACATCTTCAGGGTTGGTGGCTGGAGTGCCGGGGCGGTCGCCTACCGCCTGACTCTGGGTGATGGATACAACAATCCTTCGCTGAGCCTTGGCGGCACCAACGTCGGGACCAACGGCGTGCTGCTGTCGGTCCACGCCAACTACTACGGCGGCGTCTACTACTCGACCACCGGATCGTTCGTCACTTGGAGTCAGACCGATCACAAGCGGAACATCCAACCGCTACAGACCAGGCAACTATGGAACCGCGAACGAAGGACCATCAAGTACCAGCAGATGGATATCGATTGGGATGACAAACATCCTGGTAACTACATCTGGCATGAGCCTAAAGCTGACAAACCGTACAGCTACGGGTTCGACGTGGATGAGTGGGCTGCGGACTTTCCTGAGTTGGTGGTCGATGCTCCTGGGGGAATCAAAGGCATGAACTATGTTGGCATGATTCCTATTCTGTGGGAAGCAGTACGAGACCTGCGTGCTGAGATCCAGTTACTCAAGGAGAAACGATGACTCTACCCGTAGAACCCACACCACCAGACACAATAGGCACGCAGCCACGGAGTGCTGTCGAGATCAATGGGTTGGTCGGTACACACTTGCGGGATTTCCTGGCTACCAAAGCCCATATCAACCAGGACCATGAGTTCTTTTCTGTGACTGACCTGAAGGCTGCCCCGTACTACTTCAGCCCGGAGCAGGAAGCTGTGCTCAAGAGTGCGATCACGGACCTGGACACCGCCCTGGATGCTGTAGACCTGACATTTATCAGCCAGATTGTGGGGATGTAGGGTGAAGCGTATCAAGCTTCGCAAAATCAAACTAGATGGTAATGAACTTGAGTGGGCTGAAATCTTGCGACAAGTAGTTCAGCGCCCACTCGATCCTCAGCGTGGAGTGGACATTGATGAAATGCGCAAGAGTATCAGGTTGCTCGATATTATCGACGCCAGCAATGGTGTGCTAGAGCTTGAGGACTCGGACTGGGAATACCTGAAGAGTAAGACGGTTGCGATGCAGTGGGCAGTTATTGATCGTAACATCGTCAAGCTTGTTGACGAAGTAGTTCTGGCTACGGAGGAGCCAGCACTCTAGTGCCTCTGGCAACTGTTCCAAGATTTGAGGATCCAGCATTTGTCGTTGATGCTGTAGATCCTAGCACGGCACCTGTATGGGGTGTATCACCACAGTTGAAGTGGGATGACCCCAATGGGCAGATGTTTATGTTCACGGGTTCTAACGAGTTTATTCTCGCTAACCCTGCCATGGATTTGGAGCAGTTGATCGTCAAGTCGCTAGTTACTGAGCGTCTGATGTATGCTGCCTATGATAAAGAGTTTGGTTCGGACTTCTGGGTCATTATTGGGCGACACCTGAGCGACCTGGCAATTCAATCAATCTCGGAGCGATATGTACGGGAGGCTCTTGGCAACATTGATCTCATCCGCCAGATTGATCAATTCTTTGCACGAGTGGCAGGTGATACGCTATACTTGTCGTTCCGGGTAATTAGTATCTCGGGACACGAGAAAGAATTCAGCTTCGCAAGGACTGTTCGGTGACAACAATCAACTCAGTGACTCCTTCGTTAACCCAGGTTGGCTCCGATACAACGCTGGAGATCACTGGGACTGGGTTCCTTACTACCACGACCGCAAGGTTGTTGAGTCCTGAGGACCCTCCAGTTGAATACCCGCTGGCAGGTTTCTCACTTATCACCAGCGAGATCATGAGAGCGCAAGTTCCAGCCAATAGTATCCCAATCGGGTTTTACTCGGTTCTGGTAGATAATGGTGGCGAGGACATTGCACAGATAGACAACGCATTCCGCATTAGCGTCGACCTCCCAACCCGCCCCTTCCAGACTAACAACACTACAGACATCATCCAGGCTCGTATCATGGACCGGATTGGGTTTGCTCCCAACGGGCTACCATACGACAAGCGTAAAGGTCAAGTTCCTTGGGATATGACCGCTGCACAGGCCCCCGAGTTTGAGCGGATCTATAAGCGTCTGGATGATCTGTTCCCGCAAGGTTTCGCGCAGTTTATGGGCGGCGCACTGCTGGACCTTCGTGCTGAAGAGCATGGTATACTGCGGAATCCAGCTAGCTTTTCCAAGACAGTAATGCAGATCACAGCTGCTGTCGGCACTGTCATTCCCAGCACCATCACCTTCAGTACTACGGCGGTACCCAACACTACCGATAGACCTATCGTCTACAACAGTATTGAGACAGCATCTGTTGTACAGAGAGATCCTATAGCTGGTCTGGTAACTAGCAGCACTCAATCTAGCCTGACTGATACTGGCAAAACCTGGGCCGTAGATGAGTGGAAGAACTACTACGTTCTGCTCACTCTCGGTAAAGGTACCGGACAGTGGCGAAAGGTCATCAACAATACGGCCAATACGCTGTCTGTTATTGACTGGGATGTTGGTGCTGCTCCCGATACTACATCCACTTACAGACTCTTCACTGGTGTAGCTGTTCAGGCTGCTGCCGCAGGTAGATCAGGTAATGTTCTAGCAGGGGCCATCAATAGACTTGCGACACCTGTTGCTTTCGTGACCGCTGTTAGTAACCCTGTAGCTGCTGATGGTGGTGTAAACAGGGAGTCTGATAGGCTGTTCCTTAGCCGCTTCTTACTGACAGTACGACAACGTTCAGCAGGCGGCAACGACACAGACTATCAGATCTGGGCACGCGAAACAGATGGCACTAGCCTGGGAGCAGTCAGTGTGCTGCCCGAATGGAACGGTTACGGTACCGTCAAGGTAGTCATTGTCAACTCTGACAATAGTATTCCCAATGCGGCTACGGTTTCCAAAGTGTATGATTACATACAAACTCGTAGACCTATCGGGGCGCATGTTACCGTAGAAGCAGCCGTGGCGGCAGGTGTTGATGCTCGCTTTACTTTGACAGTCGAGGAAGGTTTTAGCCTGGCGTCTGTGCAGGATGAAGTGAAACAAGCCATTAGGGCATTTCTCAACTCTCAGCCTGTTGGTGGCGACGAAGGCTTTGTGTTGTTCTATCGTGTGCAGCAGGCAGCTCTAGAAGATGTCAAGGGTATCGATACTTTTGACATGTACACCTCTGGCTACGGTATCCGCAGGTCAGGGGCATCGACGTTCAGTACCAACAACGTCACGGTTACTGGCACCGAGAAACCAATTGCGGGGACGATTACGGCTGTATGAGAGACAAAGACTTTTACGGTTGGGGCCAGATTCTCATGGAGAATCTGCCCACATACTGGGAAGAAGACGACTTCATGCAGCAGTTCCTGATGGCTATAGGGTTTGAGTTTGACCCTGTAGATCGCTTTACCAGATTCATGGTAGATAGCGAAATTCAAACTGCCATAGACCAAAGACTAGTTGCTAACCTGGAACCGATGCACTCGGCCTGGTTTGCGCGCACAGCTAACGAAGCAGCAATGAATCTGTGGGAAGAGATGTTCAGCGCGCCTGCCGATCCGGGCTTAACCCTTGAAGAACGCAGGGCTGGCATCATCACTCGCATGAAGTCAACGGCTACCCCTACACCAGCATACATCAAAGAGCAGATTGAACAGTATGCTGAAGAGATGGTAATCGTTGAGAAGTTCGATCTACCAGGGAATGACCTTAGACGGTACAGCTTCGATATCCGCATCCTCAAACCAAAGGGTTTCCCGCCCAATGTGGCAACGAACATCGATCTCATGGTTAGACGCATCAAGCCATCCCACCTAGGGTACTCCATTATCTACAGTGAAGTAACCTGGCATGGCGATGCAACCAATATGTGGAACAATACCTGGGCGGATCTTGGTAACGTATCTTGGGCAGATCTGAGGTTTGGATAGATGCAAACAACTGTGCGACATGGATTCTTACTTCCGGAAGTAACTGATGATGACCCTACACCCAACGCGGGTGTGCGGGACACCACCAGATTCAATTCAGGGTTGAGTGACCGCTCTACCTTCTACGACTTTGATGAAACTATCACGGGCAACTGGAGCTTTGGATCTATCACGCTTACAGGTGGGTTGAGCCAGGACCTGGTCAACAACACCGGAGCAGCCAGAGTTCCTGGTGACGTGGTGATGCTTGATCCCAATGTTGACCGTGGCTTTATCCTGCCTGTAGCCAATGCTGTTGGTCCTACCGTCGGGGTTGTAGTGGCAAATATCGCGGCTGGTGCTGTCGGGCGTGTCGCAATGGAAGGCTTTGTCCGGACGAAGGTCACGGGTATTAGCCGTCTACAATATCTCGTGACACAGAACGCTAGCGTTATAGCGGCAGGTAGTGCACTAGGTAGCAGCGCAGCGTTTGGGATTGCTCTGGAGAACCCCTCAGGCGGTACGTGCCTGGCCTACCTGCACCCAAGTGCGGGCACCGACCCCGAGAGCATGTTTAAGACCACGACATTGCGGACCAATGTCACCCCTGTGACTGCTGCGATGTTGGTAGGTAAACTCTATCTCTTTGGGTATCTGGCATCTGCTCAAGCAGTGGTACTGCCTGACCCAACCATCAATGAGCGCCCCATTACTGTTGCTGCCGAAGCAGGCCAGATGAACCTCACGGCCACTGGAGGTTCGACTATCATAGGTGGCTCTACGAATCTGGTTACAGGCGCTGTTCAGAACGGTGTCATTGTCGCCCCAGAAGCCTTTACCTACAAAAGCAATGGCATTCAGTGGAGAGCGGTATGACATACCAGAATCTTGGCTATTGGGTCGGCCAAGCTAACGATCTCAGTACGGGCAACCACCCTACTGGATGGACCAATGGGCAGCGTTGGTCTGAGACTGCTAGCGAATGGCAGACCATGTTCAATACCGAGTATGCGTCTGCTAGAGATATATCTGTTGGTCAGCCTGGTAAGCCAAGTGGAAACCAGCATCCAACAGGTTGGGCATCTGGGCAACTCTGGTCTGTAACAGCTACCCAATGGAACAGCATGTGGGGTACAGAGTGGACCAATGCTAGGGACAACTCTGCAGGACAGTCTGGCAATGGACTAGCTGCTCAGCATCCTACAGGGTGGGTAGCAGGACAACAATGGTCCGCTACTGCTCAGCAGTGGTGCGAAATGTGGGGCATCGAGTGGCGGGCTGCTAGAGATCCGCAAGGGTTCCCTTACAGCTATCCAGGGCAACCAGCTAATGGTGTCTATTGGAAAAATACTGCTGAACTTTGGAAGGGACAGGCGGACTACTATTGGGGTCCTGCTGAAGCCTGGAATACTGGTTCTACCTACAAAGCTCTCTACCAAGCCTATGTCGGCTATTATAACGACATGGTTGCCCAGAGAGATTACTGGATCAATGCGGCACACAATGATCCCAACGTGTGGACGAATCAGTACAACGCTGGCGACGCTGCTGCTCAGGCTGCGTACAGGCCCCCAGGTATCCGGAGCTATGACGTTGGTTTCGCCAACAAGAATGTTCAGAAGAACCTATGGACCCAGGTAGGGGTGTTCTACGCTCCCGTAACAGGCCACTATTTCCTCTACTGGTATGCTACTATCACTGGATACGATAGTGGCTATAACAGCGGCAACAGAGGGAGACTAAGACTTAGTAGTCCGAACAACGGGTTGCTCGAAGGTCGGAATGCTGGTTTGAAACCGGACAACAACACTGCTGACACCATGCTCGCGGTAGGTGCTCTGGTGTTCATGGGTGCAGGTCAGGGAGTAGGCTTCGATGCCTATATTGAAGCACCCAATGAATCCTTTGGGCGAAACGTGGTGGACAATGTTGCGCAGATCAAGTTCGTTCCTGAGTATAGCTACCCGAAGTAGGAGGTCAGATGCAAATTATTCTCAAACTCAATCCCAAGACAGCCAGACATCTGTCTTACTGCATAGGTCGCTCTGATGAAGCAAATGCTGTGGTTGGGGCAGCTACTCAGGCAGCAAGGTCTGCCGAGAGAAATGTTCATGACATGATTGCCATGATTGCAGATCAGGATGGGCAGAAGATACCTGACAACTTTGCTGTCACGTTTGACAGTGAACTGAACCAGATTATCATCACCGAGCAGGAGACAACTCAATATGTTGCTCCGATACCTCTGCAAGTAAATGGTGTGAAGGAACACTGATGGGCCAGATCGACCACGTCATATGGTCTTCTGTCATGCAGCTAGACTATGTGTATGCGAATGCCATCCCTACCAAGTGGCGAGAAGAACGTGACAATGGTAACCCGCTTGGCGTACCTTGCACCCCAGAAATAGATGTGCCTGGTCCAGCTGGCTCCAAGGAGCAAGGCTTTACCAGCGGGGTAACTATACATTGGGATCCTGAAAACGGTGCCTACCTCTGTTAGTCTCTTCTATCCGCCCGGCAAGCGGCTAGAAATACATCCACCTCAACCACCTGTAGCTCCCAGGGAACAGTATCTGATAGATGTATCTAATTATCAGGGTGTTCTGACAGACAAGTGGTTTGATGAATGGAGTGCAAAGGGGTTCTCTGGTATCATAGTCCAAGCTGTAACTGGCATGGATGGGCATACTTTGACTGCTAGGCAGCTTAGGAAAGCAGAGGAGAAAGGTTGGGAGATCAACGGGTATATCTGGTGTACTGGAGAAGCTCCGGTAACTAACCGTAGGCTTCAGTTGTTTGAGGGGATACCAATCATTGATCTGTGGCTAGATGTCGAAGACATGCATCTGTTGCCTTCGGATGTCGATAACGACTTCCAGTTGTGCGACGAGTACATGGGTAAGAAGTGCGGCATGTACACTGGGAAGTGGGTCTTCGACAGACTAGGTTGGTCTCATCGCAACTACTGGTCGGACCGAGGGTTATGGGTGTCCATCTATGATGGATCGCCAGACGTAAACAAGGGCTTTGTTCCATTTGGAGGGTGGGAGCAATGCCTGATGAAGCAGTATACAGACACCCCGCTTGACTTGAATGTGAGACGGGTATGACGGTAGCTGCGTTCTATCCACCAACCCAGAAGCTCCTACCTCCACTACCAGATCCTGTTACTTGGTGGGATGTCTTCCAAGAGAATCGGGATATGGACATGCCAAGACAGGTCCGAGATTGGACCTGTAGTGCGTGTTCTATTGACTGGGTATTGAGAGCTACAGGTGTCTATCCGGGCTGTACTAGAGAATGGGTTGTCGGCGAGTTGGGGTATAATGAGTACTGTGGGCCTGGTGTCGGTATTAGCTCTAGTGCTGGCCTATGTAATTCTCAAGCTGCTATTCGCCTACTTGAAAGATTCTTTGGTGAAGGCAATGTTGTCCAGGAATGGCTCAACTTCGACAGAGCCTATGAGATAGCTACTCAAACTACTGGACTGCTGAACAGTACGGCGTGGTACCACTACGTTGCTTTGAGGGGGGTCATCGGTAATAAGATTTGGATAGCAAACAGCGCGCCCAACTATCCCTCGTGGAACCCTATCCGTAATGAGATGGGTCGCATCGAGTTCGAACGCTTCAACAGCTTTCAGGCCATTTGGATACGGAGGTAA